TATTGTCATATTCGCCGGTGATGGCTTTTGCCAGAGCCACATGATCGATGTTCTCCGGATCCATGCCGTTCTCCTTGGCCAGCATCTTTAGAGCCGGTTCCAATGCTTCCAGTGCCGCCTTGCTCTGCCCACTCTCTTTCAGCCGGGCGCTGACGATCTTCTGAATTTCTGCGTTGTACTCCGGGTCCTTCTTGATCTCCTCCCAACTCATCCGGCTGGGGGCTCCCTCCTTGGGCTGTGTATCTTCCGCAGCGGCGGCCTGCGTGTCGGCCTGCATCTGCTGCTGGGTGCGGTATGCACCTTCCGGCAGGGGGCTGGCCTTATGCGCCCGGGGTTTTCTGATCTTGTCTTTCGGAACGCCCAATTCCAAAAGGCTCTGCTGCCCGGCGTCGGCAGATTCTGCGCCCGATTCGGCCCCACCAGCAGCGCCGCCATCTCCCGCAGCTCCGGATGCTGCTCCACCGTCGGCAAAAAGCTGTAACAGGTGCCAAGTTTTGTCGATAATCATGATTGATCCTCCAATCATCATACTGCCGCTAGTTCCGGGGCGGCGGGTCCCGTGATTACCATGCTCTCATGTTAGCATGGTACATTTTGAAAACACACCCACGGTCAGCCGTGAATTTCGTATCGGATGTAATCCGGGTATTGGCCCGCCAGAACCTCAAACCCCACGCACACGGCCATAAACATCTGCCGCACACTGTCCCGGTATCTGGTTGCCGGCGTGCAGGAAAGCTCCGCCTCCCCCGGGTCAAGCCGGGACACCGCCTCTGTCACATATCCATTGCTTTCCAGATAGCGGAAGTTGGCCGCCAGCGTCACAGCCAGCGTCGAGCAGGCAGCGCACACCAGATCCTTGCCGTATTCGTCACTGAGGGCGTGGCCCTGAATGGTCACCCGGTTGTGGTTTCGATAATATGTCACTTCGATCATCTTGTTTCCCTCCTGTTATCTGTTCGGCTGGGACGCCTGGGCCGACTGGGCCCGGGCATTGCTCACCCGCCGATCCTCTTGAGGCTGCGCCTGCATGGCTGCCATAGCGCCGCCTATGGCTGGGATTGCCCCTTGGCCCAGCACCTGCATGATGTCCTGTGCGATGGCATCTGCCAGCATGGGGTCTGCCTGCTGGGCCAGCTGCAAAGCCAGCTGCATATACTGCTGCAATTTCTGCCACAGCATGGCGTTGCGCTGGATCTTCTGGATCATCTCATTTTTGCCTTGGAAATCCATCATACCAATGCACAGCAGCGCCTGATCCGCCAGCTGTGGGTTGAAAAAGCCCAGCTGGAAAAACTGAATCGCCATTTCATTCTGGGCCACGGTGGTGTACATGTCCGCCTTCTGGGCCTTGACCTCAATGTCAAACACCGGCAGCCTGGTGCCCATGTCCATGCCCAGAAGCTGCTGGGGCTTGGGCTTTAGCTGTGCGTTGGAGTACAGCACAAACTCCTCCATACCGCTCTCCCCGGTGATGCGGAATTGCCGTGGCGCATTGTAAAACTGCCGGATCAGCTCTACCACCAGCTCCACAATGTCGGTATAGCTCCGGTAGGATGCCTTGGTGCTGTCCCGGCTGCCCTTGCCGCTGGCCTGCTGCAAGGCTGCAATGGCCGAAGCTGCCGTTACGCCGGAGTTGGTTGTGCCGGTGGCCGTCTCTGTGTTGCCGCTGGTCTCCCGCAGCTCCTGAATGTCGTGCTGCAACAGGTTCAGGTAGTTCCCTTCCAGAGAGGTGTGCTGCACCGGCCGCAGGCTCGTATCATCAAGGCTTCCGTTCACCGGGATCAGGGGCTTAGAAAGGTCCAGGAAGTCCTTTGCCTTCACGGCCCCCTGCTGATTGTGGAAATACCGGGGGATGGCCCCCACCATGGCATTTTTCAGGAAGGCGGTTTTCATTAAGTCGATTTCCGTCTGAGGACTTTTGCATAGGTCTACATAGCCATAGCCGCAGGGGCTGCCCTCGATGGGGAACAGCACATCGAACACATAAGGGTATTTGCCATGGTCATATAGGCCACTTTCCGAAAATTTAGGCTCGTTCTCGGTTGCGTACAGCACTGTATCTCCCACGAATTTGCAGTAATGCAGCACCTTCCGGCCCTTCTGGTGCTGATGGTAGTACACCTCCACTACCGGTGCATAGTCGGCCTTAGAAATGGCATCATCGTAGAGAAATTCCGAGGTCAGGATATTTTTCCCAACCAACTTTCCGTCCAGCTCCGGGTATTTCTGCACCAGAATGTCCTTCTCCACCATCTCCACTTGGAACACATACCGGCTCTTTTGAATGTCCGTGATCCCCGGCTGCCAGAAAAGATGCAGCACATTGACCGTCTCCAAGGCAATGTCCCCCAGCCCATTCAGGGCGTTCTTATCCCAGATCACCTTGTACACCGCCGTGCCGGACTTCATCTTGTCCCAGCAGCCGTCAGAGTAAGTACGCTCAAAATCGTTGTGCTCCATGACGCAGGGCACAATGGCCGACAGCATCTGGGCTGCCTGCTTGTCGCTTTCCTCCCGGGGAAGGAATACAGGGCTGGGGTATGCGTCCATGGCATCGGCGTGTTTGGACACGATCACATTGTGCAGCCACGCAGACCGGCTGGTGAACCCCCCATCCTCTCCGATTTCCGTCTCCTTGACCTCTTCCTGACTGTTGCGCAGCTTCCACCAGTTTTCCGAAGCAATGATCCGTTTATCCGTCCGATCCTTCCCGGTTCGATACCCCTGCAAGATTTGCAGAAACTTCTGGATCTGCTCCTTGCCAATCACCGGCTCCACCGGCACCACCGCCTCCTGAGCGGCCAGTTCCATATCATCCATACCTATCTCCTTTCAAATTGGTTCAGCGGGTCGTTCAGAATGGTCATCTTCTCGACAGGCCGCAGCGGGCTGACCGGTCTGGACATACACATATACCGCCATTCATCTGCGATATGGTCCTCCAAATCGCTGTCCAGATCCTCCGGCTTTGTCTGGTCATACATCATCAGCGGAATGGTGCGGATGAATCCCTTACAGTTGCGGAAGATGTAGCATCTGGAATACCCATTCTCATCGAATTGCAGCCGGTAGTGGCATTGCATCCACCCAGCAATCCGTTCATGGTCTCCCGGCATGAAGTAGATGCCATATTTCATAGCTGTATCCGCTATGCTCTCACCACGGCTCTTGTCCCAGATGGCAGGGTCAGCCACGCCCTGAATGTTCCGGCCCTTTAACCACGGGTGCTGCCGCTCGATCTTGGCAATCTCCTCAAACTGCCGGTCTGGTGTCCATTTCACACCTTCGTTTGGGATTTTCGTGCATCCATATAGCTCCAGTATCCGATAGATTGTCCCGTCGTAGTCAATCGCCCACCAGGCGCAGCTAAATGGCTTTGCATAGCCAAAATCGTAAGACCGCATAATGGACCATCCTCTCCGACTGCCGGCATTGAGATCCAGCGGCTCAATCACATGGGTCCAGCGGCCCTCCACCTTCGCCTGCTCCAAGCTGATTCCAGCGGCCTTACACTTCTCGGCATCCGGCTCCGTGCGGAACTCTGTAAAATACTGGCCCTCAAAGGTATCCCAGTCGCCATACAGTAGGGCGTTCCTCTCCTTCTCCGGCAGCAGGGCCAGCGAACCCAGATAGTTGGGATCTTCTTCCAGCAGCGCCTGATTATCAAAAATCGTAGCCGGGATAAACACCCGGTCCCGGCGAATCGTTTTCACTCCGCCATCCGGCGTCCGGACTTCCACATTCTCCACCACTGGCGTTCCCGGCACTGCTGCATCGATAAACCGTTCCTTCACCCAGCCGTGTCCAACCCCACCGGGGTTTGTCGTAGCCCGGATATAGCAAATCGTCCGCTGGCTGCTTCTTGGGCTCTTCGACGGTCGGTTCCGGGAGAACATATAGCTGTATTCCTCCCATGTGAAATGGGTCAGCTCATCGAAGCCGATGAAATCATACCGTTTTCCCTGATAATTGGTCTTGTCCTTGCTGTGCTGCATGGCGCCAAAATAGATTTTCGCTCCACTGGGGAATGCCCAGTAGTGCTTGCTGTCATTGTATCTGGCCCTTGGATATGCCAGAGAGTATATGGCATGGCTGCGGTCGATCAGCTCCGACAGCTGGGGGTAGGTTTTCCGGAAGATGATCCCCCTGTAGTGGGGGATTTTCACCTGCCGAAGCGCCTCCGCCAATAGGGCATCGCTTTTCCCGCCGCCAGCGGCCCCGCCATACAGCACCTCATACTCCGGCCGCTCCATGAACCGAACCTGTTTGGGCTGCGGCTGCCATACCACATTAGCCATCCGATCCTACCTCCAATCTGGGCGGCATCAGAATCACACCTGTCTCATCGTCGTCCTCGTCTGTCTGGCTCTTGGCCCGAAGTGCTGCGATCCTCGCCTCCTGCTCCTGCCGATCCAGCTCAGACTTGTCTCCCTTGATCTCTTGCAGGTCTCGCAAGCTGGCCGTCAGCGACCGGATGCTCTTGGGGTCTAGGTCGCCGCTTTCAATGGCCTCTCCCAGCTTCAGCAGCAGCGCATCCGCCAGCTCGCCCACTTTCGCCGCCCGCTTGGCGTTTTGTCCCGCCTCCCGGTTCGCAATTTTTTCCACGGTTTTTGTGTGCACACTATTGCGGTACTGTGTCCGCTGCTCCACCCATCCCTCCTGCCGGCCTTTCCTGCCCAGCACAGAGTAGTTAATCCCATATTTCTCCGCCAACTGCCGATAGCTGTCATCGCCTGTAATGTAATCCGTCCTAATCTGCTCCCAATCCACAGCGCCTCCCTCCCAAATCGTCTTTTACCTCTATTTTATCTGTGTAATCCACGGAATCACACCCACGGCCCAGACACAGCAAAAGGAGGAGCCGAAGCCCCTCCCATTTGTGATTATTCCGGCGTTCCAGTTTCAACCGCCACAGCAATATCCTCGATCTTGCAGTTGTTCTCATAGGCCAGCAGTGCCAGGGTCTCCGCTTCCTCTCCCGGAAAAGTCTCTTTCAGGGTATACGCAGCCAGCAGTTTCCCATTCAGTCGGAAGGTTTTCCACTCCCTCACGGCCTATTCCCCCTTAGCCTCTTTCTTGCCATCGTCATAGTTGGTTGTCTTGCCGCCCTTCCCCGGCACCGGGCCGAAGCCCCAGTCCCGCGCGGTGGTGGTAGCAGCATTGCCCTTGATCTTGCGTCTGTT